CAAAGACATTAAGAGATTCTGCAGACCTGCCAAAAGGGATTGACAGGAGCGGGGAAAGGTGCCATACTATCAGTATGAACAAAGCAACCAACAGCATGACTGCCACCGCTCCTGAAACCTACAACGGTTGGGCAAACTATGAAACCTGGAATGTTGCCTTATGGTTGGGCAATGATGAGAACCTTTATGGAATCGCGCAAGGTTGGGCAGAGCACGGCTATAAGTCACTCTCTCACATCCTGATGGAACTTAACAGCACAACGCCCGATGGTGTTAAGTGGAATGATTCAAAGTTAGACATCAAAGAACTGAATGAAATGTTAGCAGAATTCTGATACTTAGCACAGGGGCAGTTATTGACACTTTGCCCCGTATCTGCTATAATCAGAATGACACTTATGGACAGTGTTTATGCGGCGTTTGTTGATGCCGCCGGGGGGCGTGATAAAAACGCTTAACTACCCTAACCTACAGAGGTGACAATCAGCGAGAGATATATAAAGCGACTTACGAATCCAAAAAGGAAAAAAAAATTCCGCGCAAAAAATTCTTATGGAAAAGGTTTATCACATCTATGCAAAGGAAGAGTGTTTATATAACAATCTAAGTGAAGTACAATTTAATAAAACATGGAACGCCCTCAACGGTATGGTTGGTCTAATGAAGACTGATTACACCTTTGAGGATTTATCATATGAGGAAGTAATTCGGCACCATGGAGGTTGTGGTACGGGTTCTTCTACAGAACCTATAGGAGATGAATCATATTGACAACCTACATAAACACTGATATAATTGAACTGAAGTAATTTCAAAGACATGGCAAAAGGATTTACTGTAAAGGCAAAAGCGCCAGTAGCAAAACAAGCAGAATGGGACATTGATGGTATCAAAGCCCGAATGAAAGGAAAGACGATTGTATTTTGTTTACCAGGGAGAGGATGTTCATTTACCTTTCTGAAGAACTTTGTACAACTGTGCTTTGATATGGTACAGAATGGAATGAGTATTCAGATTAGTCAAGACTACTCATCTATGGTTAACTTTGCACGATGTAAGTGTTTAGGTGCCAATGTACTACGTGGACCTAAGCAAGTTCCATGGGATGGTAAGTTACAGTATGATTACCAACTATGGATTGATAGTGACATTGTGTTTAACACAGAGAAGTTTTGGCAGTTGTGTGATATGGCACTTGCAGAAGATGGAACAGAGAAAGAGATTGTTGGTGGATGGTATGCAACAGAGGATGGAGTTACCACATCAGTAGCACATTGGTTAGAGGAAGAAGAGTTCCGTACTAATGGTGGAGTAATGAACCACGAAACAGTGGAATCAATCAGTAAGAGGCGTAAGCCCTTCACTGTAGACTACACAGGTTTTGGATGGGTGCTCATTAAGAAGGGAGTATTTGAGAATCTTGAATACCCATGGTTTGCACCAAAGATGCAAGTCTTTGAGAGTGGTAATGTACAGGACATGTGTGGCGAAGATGTGTCGTTCTGTTTAGATGCAAAGGAAGAAGGCTTTGAAATCTGGTGCGATCCACGTATCAGAGTTGGTCACGAAAAAACTCGCGTTATTTAAGAGGTAAATTATGGCAATTATGAGTGGTGGGAGTTATGTTCCTGCAAAACCGAAAAAGACTCGTCAAGGAAACTCACAAAACACTTTGTTATCCGCGACTTCTCGTAACAGTAAGAAAAAGCGTTATAGAGGACAAGGAAAATAAGTAAATATATACATCAGTTATTAACTTTTGTATGCCTTGTTTGATTGCGAACCTCCCCTCATATGAGGTATGGGTAAGAAAAGAATATCTCACAGACCATCAATCAGGTCATGGTGAATTTGTAAAGGGCGTCTGGGTATCGGTTAAGTCGATACCTGGGCGTGCTTTTTATTTTGAGACATATTTACCTGAATATGCAGCAATGTATGATAAATTACCAATTAGTGCATTTGTTTCATCACCAGAACTAACAACACCTGATATGGAATTACATAATTTACAGTTTTGGAATTGTATGGACTATGGAGTTACTGTAGTACAGAAACAATTTGTTGGTAGTATGCACTATGAATGCTATACCCGTGATTATGGCCCACAAACTGGTACATATATTTGTACAATTGATAATTATCATCAAGATCCGGATGCAGTTGACTATGCAACAAGTGAAAATCCATCAGAACATAAGTCACATAACCTGATTGAACTAGATAATGGGCAGTTTGCACTGTATCCTAACAATAGGACACGAATTTATGACAATAGTTTGACTCCTGAGGAACCAAAGATTCCAGATTTTAAGGTTTCGACCGTATATTATCAAGTTGAGAATGGTCATGACCGTGATGGACTTGGAAATGATGAAAATTATTTCTGGAAAACTGCCAAAGAACGTAAAAATATTGAAAATTCACCCGAAATCCCCGATTTTTAAAACAATGAACGATTTTTTAGACAACTTAGCTAATGATCAGCATCAAAAGATGCTTCGTGAAATTGCAAATGATGATTTGACACCAAAAAAACGTGATAAAAAGCAAGAAACTGAGATTTTTGAAAATCAAACTAAACCTGAACCACTTTACGAATAAAAAATTATAATATCGTTGATAAATAATACATAATTGCCGTATTGTTGTGCCTCTAGAAAGGGTAAGTCAAGGATTTAAAGATATTAGTATGAGTTTTCAGACTAATCCTCTGACAAAAGACTTGATTGCCATGAAAAATGAAAATGCAATTGCAAGATCAGTTAAAAACATAGTATTTACGAATCCTGGAGAGAAATTTTTCAAACCAAAATTCGGATCTAGCATTTCAAACTCTCTTTTTGAAAATGCAGATGACTTAACTGCAATTCAGATTCAAACTCAAATAGAAGAATCGGTTCAGAGGTATGAGCCGAGGGTTAAATTAAGAACCGTTGATGCTAATGCCAATATAGATGGCAATTCATTTGATGTCGTTATTGTATATGACATTATAGGAGCGGACATTCCAACACAACAATTAGAATTCGTATTGCAACCAACAAGGTAAGATGCCACTAGTAAATTTTACAAATTTAGACTTTGAAGAAGTCAAATCGACTCTCACAGAATATTTAAAATCAAATTCCAATTTTACGGATTATGATTTTGAAGGTTCTAACTTATCATCAATTCTAGATGTATTAGCATATAATACGTACATTACTTCGTATAATGCCAATATGGTGGCAAATGAAGTTTTTATTGATACTGCAACTCTAAGAGAAAATGTAATAGCTCTTGCAAGAAATATTGGATATACACCTAAATCAAGAAAAGCAGCAACATCTTCAATAACGTTCTTTGTTGACACAACCAACATAACCCCCGTACCAGCATCTCTAACGCTTCGTAAGGGGACCGTAGTAGCGTCTCAGGGCGTCTTTGGTACTGGGTCGGGGTCATTCTGTATCTTAGACGATATAACCGTCCCTGTGGTCAATAAGATTGCTTCTTTCAATAATATACCAATCTATGAAGGAGCGGTTGTAGAAAAGAATTTCACTTATAGTGATAGAAACCCTCAGCAAAAATTTATCCTACCTAACATTGGTATTGATACTGAATTAATTAGAGTGAGTGTTAGGAATAATTCATCTGCTACAGCTACTGTAAAATATTCTTTACAAGATAATTTATTTTATATTGGTTCTGAATCAAAAGTTTATTTCTTACAGGAAGTAGCTGATGAGAGATATGAACTTTTCTTTGGCGATGGAAGTTTTGGTAAAAAACTTGAGGACCAAAATTATATTACTGTAACATATTTGACATCTAATGGTGATGCTGGAAATGGATTTCACAATTCTCTTTCAATGGAAGAATAACTTATACAAGAGATGGTAATGAATACACTGTTACTAGCGGAATATCACTTGTAACACCAGAATTTAGTTCTAGGGGTGGATCTGCAATTGAGGGTGTAGAGTCTGTTAGAAAATATGCACCAAAAATTTATGCCACTCAGAATCGTGCAGTAACTGCAGATGATTATGAAACTCTTATTCCAGCAAGAATATATCCGGATACTGAATCAATTTCAGTTTTTGGTGGAGAAGAATTAAACCCACCACAATATGGAAAAGTTTTCATTAGTATAAAACCAAAGTTTGGAGATTTCTTACCAAATCTGATTAAAGAAAATATTAAATTAAAATTAAAGAAGTATGCAGTTGCAGGTGTTGTACCTGAAATCTTAGATCTCAAATATCTTTATATTGAAATAAGTTCAAAAGTTTACTACAACACAAATTTAGCACCGTCAGCAGCTAATGTTTCTTCAATAGTTTCTAATAATGCGTCTAAGTATGCAAATTCTACTGAATTAAATAAGTATGGTGCTCGGTTTAAATATAGTAAATTTTTGAAAATTATTGATGATAGTCATCCATCAGTAACATCAAACATTACTATTATGAAGATGAGAAGAAATTTGAGAGTTGTACCCAGTACACTTGCAGAATATCAAATTGGATTTGGAAATCAATTTCATATTGCAAATAATTCTGGATATAATATAAAATCTTCTGCATTTAGAATTTTTGGAGTTACTGAAAATCTATATCTTGGAGATATTCCAAACTCGGAAGGAACAACTGGTTCATTGTTCTTCTTCAGTCTTCCAAATGTAGGATCTCAAAATCCATCTATTGTAAGATCTAATGTAGGAACTATTGATTATATAAATGGGATAATAACCATCAATGCAGTTAATATTACTGCTGGTATGGAAAAAGATGGTCAACAAATTATTGAAATTCAAGCAACTCCATTGTCAAATGATGTTGTCGGATTACAGGACCTTTATTTGCAACTAGATACTAGTAACAGTACATTTGAAATGGTGTCAGACGAAATCGCATCAGGACTAGATCCATCAGCATCAAGTTACATTGTATCTTCTTCTTATGCAGAAGGTAATTTGGTTCGTGTTGGTGGACCAGAAAATGTTACACCTACTGTAGTTACTACTGCAGATATTACTACCACTAATAATTCTTTTACCGGAACAACTTCAACTTCTGGTACTTCTGGTGGATCAACGCCTTCGGGTGCTGGCAGCGGTTACTAATTTAGAGATATACAAAAAAAATGTCAGAAACAAGAATCAAGTTTAGCAACATCGTTAAGAATCAACTCCCAACATATGTTGAGAATGAGTTCCCCCTTATCTCTGAATTTTTAAAGCAATATTATATTGGACAAGAATATAAAAGTGGTCCTATTGATTTAATTCAAAATATTGATCAATATGTAAAACTGGATGAACAAACTTCAATAGATCATGAAGTAATCTTGAGTGGTGATACTGATGAATATTCAACAACAATTAATATAAATCTTTCAGATTCTCCAAAAGGAACTACAGATTTTCCTAGTTCTTATGGACTTCTAAAAATAGGTGATGAAGTAATAACATATACTGGAAAAACAATATCTTCTTTTACTGGTTGTATTAGAGGATTTAATGGTGTAACTTCATATAATTCAGATTCCAATTCAGGAGAACTTGTTTTTAGTTCTACATTGGCAGAAGAACATGCAGATGGTGATACTATACAAAATTTAAGTTGTTTATTTTTAAAGGAATTTTTAAGTAAAGCAAAACTTCAATTTTTACCTGGATTATCTGAGAGACCATTAGCCTCTAATATCAATCAAAATTTATTCATAAAGCAGTCAAAGGATTTTTATACAAGTAAAGGAACAGATGAGTCCTA